AGGCACACCCGCACACCTCCCAGCCGACAAGGCAGGTGTTCGCCGTGAGTCGGTGTCCGTTCGGGCAGCGGTCCGGGGATCGCTCGGTCAACCGCATCTTCACATTTTCGCACACATGTTCGACGCCTTGGTAATGCAAACGGAAAATTCGATTGCACCGCCCGCTTCCGGTCGGCCCGAGCGCAACTATCCCTTCCGTCACTTCGGTCTGATTTAATACGAAGGCTTTGTCGGGGGTTTACCAATGTCCGAAGTTGTCGAGTTTCTGCGAGCACACGCAGGCGAACACGGGGTTGAACTATGGGTTTCTTCAAGAAGGCGGCTGTGACTGCTCTAGCGGTCGCTGCAGTCGGAGCATCAACAGGGATCGCATCAGCTGATCCGTCGACCGACGTGAACTACGAAGCGAAGATCGTCGACAAGTCGATCGTCACCACTATCGACGCCGGGCTGTTCAAGGTATCCGGCGACGGCAAGTCTGTCGTCTTGCAGGACAGCAAGGGAGCCGACCTTGTTTCGTTGCCTCTCGCATACAACCTCGGGGATCTGCAGTTTCCCTTCGATCGCACGATCAGTGAAGACGGTAAGACCCTCACGCTGACCCCGATCACCGATTCGGCGAAGGGCACTCCTCGGCCCGAGAGTGCGCCTGCTGCAAAGGATTGGACGCCCGTCGCCTCACCCGAGGAGAATGATCGGGCGATTGCGCACTTCCAGAGCCAGCTCGGTCTCGGCACTCAGGTCGGCAGCCTGCTCGGCACCATCGTCGGCGCCGGAATCGGTTGCGCTGTCGGTGCTCCGCTGGGCTTGACCATCGTCGGCCTCCCCGTCGCTGCGGCACTGTGCCTGGGTGGTCTCGCAACGGGAGCCGGAATCGGCGGTGTCGCCGGAACGATCCTCGGCGGCGGCGGCGCAGCTGTCGTAGCCGGCATCGACCTCGTCAACACACTGAACGCCCCTGCCGGAACGACGGTCTGGGCTCAGTAGCGACTGGAAGGTCAGTCGCTACGCGGTGCCCCCAGTCGGACTCGAACCGACACTTGACGGATTTTAAGTTTGCTCTTCTCGACGTTTGCCGCAATTGGGAAAATTGGGGACATTTGCGAACCGTTGAAACGCAACATGATTCATCTTTGCATGCTTGGCCAAATTGGCTGGTTTCAAACACGCTGCGTACCCACTGCGTACCGAAGCGCGTTCAGTGCTCAAGCGGGGGTCCGACACATATCCGTTACGACCGGTCCGTCTGGTTTGATTCAGGCATGACAGAACCCCATGACTCGGTAAAGAAGGGCCGGCCTGCGCCCGGCTTCTACCCGGATCATTACGATCCGAACCTGTGGCGCTACTGGGATGGTCAATATTGGTCCGCGGAGACCAAGCCTGCGCCCGCACCAACTCCAACGGTCACGCATCGCAGCAACGCAAACGCATATTACGTCATCGCGAGAGTGATGGGAATCCTTGCAGTCAGTTGCATAGCCGTGATCGCGTTACTGATTTTCACCGACGTACGAGCTGCTGGAACGAACTGCGGCTCGGTGATCAACTCGGGATCGGATAGCTCGATCATGTCGTATGGAGAGGCCTGGATCTGCAAGGCAGCCCGGGACAGTCGGGAAACCTGGAGCTTCGTCGCCTTAGGTGGCTGCGTCTTGTTTTTGATACTAGGCGCGGTCATTGGCCGAGCCGGAGACAAGGCCGAGTGAGCGAGATGAAGAAAACCTTCGCCGCGGTGACTGCCATTGGAGTCGTGCTATCCGCCGGCGGGTGCTCATCCGAATCAGCAGGACCTAGCGCGGAAGAAGTCCGCGCACAACAATGCGCAGGGTTCGCGGAACTCACGCCCGGATACCTCGAAATGCAAGAAGCGTTAGACATCTTGGGAGACAAAAACGCAACGTCCAAAGAACGCGCTGACGCCATGTATCGAAGCATGCAACTGAACAGCGACAAAGGCCGACGCACCAAACCATATGACTGCGATGTAGACAGCAAATACTTCGCGGAATACATCGCGAAATGAAAGGCACATCATGAAGGTTGTCGTCGGTTTCGTAGCCGCGCTCATCGCGCTCGTCCTCATTAAGAACGTGTTCCTTGCGATCGCCGCGAACTGGCTCACCATCCTGCTTGTCTTCGCCACAATCATCGCCATCGTACTAATAGGGACGTTCGCGAAAACCTTCATCGACATCAACCGTGAAGGACGGAGACTCGCGAAGCAGCAACGAGCCGAACTCCTCGCGAGGGCTGTAAACCAGAACACCGCATATCTGCAGGGTCATGATCGCGGCGTGTATGGCGACTACCCGCCCGCGAAACTTGACTAGACCAGCCTCCAGCTGGTTCCAATCGGAGTAGCTGGGATGTGATTCGGAACGCTCTTTGCCGAATCATTACTCAAGTCGAATAGGTGTCTGGTCTTCTAGATCACATGAGATTAAAGATCGTCGTCGCCGCGGCACTCTCGCTGAGCTTCTTCACTGCCGGATGTGGAGCGTCAGACTCTCCCGACTCAGAGCAGTCTCAAGACTCGGTCGTTCAATCCACAAGTCCGACAACCGAAGCCAGTCCGATCCGCAAGAAGGCGATTGGCGAAGAGGCTGGTGCCGGGTGCACTGACAGTGCTGATCGAGAAACGTGCGACGTTCGATTCACCATCACCTCAATAAGCAAGGGTGAAGCATGCTCGGCCTACTCCACCGGCACTCTTGACCCGTTGCCTGTGGATCATGAAGTACTCCGTTTCGATATCGACGTTGAGACAGCAGCTGAATTCAGCTATCCACAGTCCAGTGGCGTCCTGCTCACGCAGTACTGGAGCGTGGTCGGCCCGGACGGTTACATGGTGAAGGATCCCAATATCGCTACCGGCTGTGACGTCGACGCAAACGTCGTCTACAAGTTCCTCGAGCCGGGTACGAAACAGAGGTCGAGCGTCCCCATCATCGCGCCAGTCGGCGCGACAACGCTGCGCCTCTCCGAGCAAGGTCACGGCTGGGAATGGGAAATTCCTGCAGCAGCCGAAGCGCCGCCGGCCGCCGCCACACCACAGGTTGAATCCTCCGTCGCACCCACGATTCAAGAGTGGACACCAATAACAACCACCGTTGCGCAGAATCCAGTCGACAGTCGTCCCAACCCTTACCCGAACTCGCAGGACTCATTCGGCCGAGATACGGGAACAAGCGGGGCAACCTTGATCGGGTGTGGCGATTGGCATGAGTACCAGCCAGGTACAGGCATCTATTCAGACGGCTCTCTGGACTACGCCGCAGAGTGCCTACCCGGCGGATCTATGGCGCCGTTAAAGTGACACGGTCTATTGGAGCGTCAATCCAATCGGAAGTCTGTCTCCTGCCGAACATATTGGCGGTTCTCCGCGTTTCCCATCCGACACAGACCGTTAAGTACGGTTCGGGTGATGCTGCAGGATTGCGGCATGCGATGATTCCGGAACCGAAGAGCGACAGGGACATCGATAGCGAGAGGCCGATCCATGGCAATTGGCGCCGGCGATAAGTACTGGGAAGATGCGCGCCTACCCGGTGTAATCAAACATGGAATTCTGCGCCGCTACTTGCCACTGTACTTAGCCAGAACCTCTAAGCCCAAGGGGTTCGCGGTGCACCTCGACGGGTATGCAGGTCGCGGTTTCCATGCTGATGGAACGCCCGGTTCCGCCGGACTAGTAATTAATTTCGCCCGAGAGCGACTTGCCTTAGATGGAACGATCTACGCGCTTCGGTTCTACGAAAAAGACAAAGACAACTACGCCCACCTAGCAAAGCATGTGGCCGAGGCTAGAGCCGCTGGGGTAGACGCTGAGGCGACGCTCGGGGATGTGCTGTCTGGCCTCGACGATGTGCTCAGCTTGGCCGAAGAGTCTTCTCTATTTATGTTTCTTGACCCCTGCGGAATCGGCCTACCATTCGAGACTGTTGTCGAATCGCTGAATCGACCGCGTCGGAATGACTGGCCACCAACGGAGGTTCTGCTGAACTTCAGCCTTGAGGCGGTACGCCGAATAGGAGGAGCACTTGCCGCCAACGCCGCACCGCGTTCGACGTTACAACGCCTGGACGGAGCGCTGGGCGGTGACTGGTGGCAACAGTTTTACGTGGATGGCTACAGCGACGGGGTTGACGAACTCATTCTTGACGAATACTGCTCCCGGCTGAGCAGGTCTACCGACATGGTCATTTCGGCAGTGCCGGTTCGGCGAGCGCCGACCCACAAGCCAATCTATTACCTCGTATTCGCAACTCGGAATCACCGGGGATTCTGGAACTTCAGTAATGCGACGGCGAAGAGCGTCGAAGAGTGGTGGCAACGTAACGATGCCGTTGAAGCGAATGCCGGGAACGGACAACTCGGACTGTGGGAACCGCCGAGAAGGCCCACCCTTGACGACGTCGAGAACACGGCCTACATCGCAATCGCTGCCAACATCACTAAGCTTCTGGAATCCCACGATCGAATAGTGGTGGGAGATCATGCAATCGACGTCCTCGGCGATTACTTCGGGTCGGTCGGCGAAAAGGTTGTGCGACGATCTGTTAGGTACCTGAACGAGCAGGGGTTAACCCCGAGCACCGGTGCAGGTCAACGAACCGAAGCGATTGTCGTCGAACGCTGCTAGATCGCCGCAGGCATTTCGTCCCAGAGTTTGCCGTCGAGCTCACGGCCGAGCGCCTTTGGCGTTCGGCCGCCCCACTGCTTGAAGAAGAACGGCACATTATCCGATCTACAGGCATCGCGAATGTCCCGGGCCCAGGACAATTCCATCGGCCGGTAATGCGGTCCAGATTCTCCGCCGGCGATGACCCACCCGATACCGGCTAGATCGATCCCTTTCAGGGAACCCAGAAGCGGTTCGCACGAAAGGAACCGGACCGCGGCGGGCACATCACGTAGGTGATCAACGCGGTCCAGGTGATCAGAGTTCTCGACCGATACGCCCATCCATACGTTCTCGGGCCATTCGATCTTGTCTGCCATCCGACTCAGCCGGAGCGATCGTTTCGTCAGGATCTGATAGGTGTGCTGGGGAGTTTCCCGCATCACGTCGAAGACATCTCGCACGAATCCGATCGGCACCTTGGCATGGAAGAGGTCACTCATGGAATTCACAAACACGACACGGGGGTTACGCCACTTCCGCGGCTGGTCAAGCGCCGAGGGATGGACCGTTACGCCGAAACCGGGGCCGGAAGTTACGGGATTCCCATCGTTTTGATACTTCGCCGCACCCATGGCCTTGAGACGCTTCGAGAGCGTCAAGGCATAACAGTTGTCGCAGCCAGCGGAGACTCGATCGCAACCCGTCACCGGATTCCATGTTGCCTCAGTCCACTCGATCGACGACTTGTCGGCCACGACGATCCACCACCTTCGAATATTTGTTCGATAAGTCACGCTATATCAATACCGTCCGAACGGTACCATCCGTCCTTATAATATCACGAAATCAATTAATCATGTTGCACCCCAACATTATTCAAGAATCCGCACGCTGTGTACCGGAGCCCAAAGTGCCCCCAGTTCATCCAAGTTGGGGGCACTGCGTTCATAAAGATGAAGGCTTCGGAGGTGGCGAAGGCGCAAGACACCGCTCACACCGAGGTCACTGCGTTTTCCGGACATAATCGACACGGTATGGGTCGCGTCCGTCCCTGCTTCGTCGGTCGGCAGTTTGACGGTGAGGTTGGCCTCGACTCGCCAGGACCGACCCATCCGTCAATTGGTCACTCTCTAGCTACCCCGCGTCGAAACCGACCAAAATTCCTGTTATGTCCAGTATTTCTGGTTGGATGTCGAGATGTACGTGAAAATGAACGCGACTGCGCGCGTCGACAGACAGGGAAGATGACTCATGGTCAGCTTTCGGAAATCCAAGAAGTTCGGTCCTGTCCGAGTGACTGCATCCACCAAGGGTTTTGGGATCAGCGCCGGCAGCGGACCTGTGCGAGTTGGTCGCGGCGCCGACGGCAAAGTTCGACGAACCGTGAGGGTTCCCGGTGCAGGTATCTCGGACACGAAGGTGATCGGCGGCAAGCAGTCGACGAAGAAGCCCAGCGGGACGGCCGGACGGAAGTCTCGACCGACCGGTGCTGCCGATAACTCAGATACAGCGATAGGGATCGCAATTATCGTCGGTGTGATCGTCGCGATCGTTCTACTCATCAATTTCTGGCGACAAATTGTGCTCATCTGCGGAATTGCGCTCGCAGCGTGGATCTGCTTTCTCATTGTCCGGAAGATGTGGCGATCTCGACAAGCCCGTTTAGCAATCGCGCGCACAGAAGATGAACGCATGGCTCAGCGCGCACAGGAACAGCACGAGCAGTACCTGCAAGGCGAGGACGCTGGAATCTATGGCCGCTTCACGCCCGCAGACCCGGACAACCCCAAGCCTCGAATACGTCAACTGCCGCGCTCCCCGAAGGAATGGCGCGAGGAGAAACGTCACTAATCTGTCGGAACCTCCACCTACACTGCATCGCGCGGGGTCGGGAGGGTAAGGGAAGACCAGCTCGGCCCCGCACAGGCAACAAAAGCCCCACCTCATCACGAGGTGGGGCTTTTTGCGGTGTCTCACGTCTTGCGGGACTTGACCCACTCGTCGACGGTTTCTTTCGTCCAGCCCTGGTTGCGGCCGATCATCGCGTCGGGCGGCGGAAATGTCTTGTACTGCTTGACGGTGGCGAGGGTGACGCCGAGGTAGTCGGCGATCTCGCCGCGCGACATGAAGCGGATCACGGTCTCTCCTTGGTTTAGGTACCCCTCATGATAGCACCCTTAAAGATGGTCAATAGGCCTTTCCGGATCGAGAGTCAAACAACTTTCACGTCTTGCAAACCACCCTTAAGGGTGCTATAGTTATGGAACAACAGCAGAGAGGAGGTGAGTGAATGACCGAAAGCCGAATCGCCCTGATCGTCGCGATAGCAACACTGATCGTGAACACCTGGATGGCAATCCAGAATCGGGAGCCGAGGAAGCAAGGCAAACACCGGAAGCGGAAACGCTGACCTGAGGTGGGACCGGGGTGAAGGAGTCACCCCGGTCCCACCTCAAGGGTCCATCATAAAAGACAACACAGCAAGGAGACCGAGATGCTCAAACGCAACTACGACATCCTGGGAACAATCAGCACAGGTGCAGTCCTGGCGCTTCTGTCGGCCCCCTGGCCGCTCTGGATTGTCTGGGGTGGCATCGTCGTCTACCAGGTGCAGAACAGGCTGAGGTTCCGGAAGCCTGTCGACGCATAGGCGGGATCGGAGCCCTGGCCGAGGCTCCGATCACGACCCTCCTCAAAGTCGCCAGTGAGGGCACCATTCACCCCCCCTACGCTTGCACGCATCGGGCGATTCTGATCAGAAATAGCGAAAGCCCCGCACGATCGCATGGATCGAGCGGGGCTCTAGCATGTGGACACTTAGCGATCCATCTCGTCATCTCCCGATTCAAGTTGTCTACGCTCGTTGCCGACCAACGTCCGGAGACTACCATGGTCCGTGCTCGAAGTTATGTAGTCCCTAATTCCGGCCAACAAAGGCCATGTCGCCAGCTCCTGCCTGGACAACTCGTTTGACTCAACCATGCGCCCGACCAACCGCACGGCATAATCATGCTTCTCAAGGAGAGCAAACTTTGCAAGCCGGAAACGAGGTGCGAGAGTATTTACTTGCCAAGCTTCAACCTCGCCCTTGATCGACGACGCTCCATGGAGATTTTTTCGTCCAATCCAATTGTTTACCTTTAGAATCAGTGAAGTTGAATCGTGGGCGCAGAATTCGCGGGCCTTCTCGGAAAGAGCTATCGCCGCGTCCAAACGTCCACTTAATAAATGTTCATACGATTCCGAGGACGCCAGATAGTAGGCAGGATGCCAAGAATCATCATCAGGCTTGGTCAATTTTAACTGCACTTTTATGCAAAGAAGCACCCCCGACACCTGCAATTTATCGATCGCAGAGAGGACGTATTCTTGGTCCACAACCAGACGCATGTTCAGGTCAGGCTTATCTGAAAGGCCGGGAAGCTTCGACAAGTAGATTTTATTTACTATCCCACCGTTGTGCACAATTAAGTGTCGACGTTGAAATAGTTCCCGGACCGCCAATTCGTCCATTAGGAAATTGCTCGACGATACGGATTGATTCTCCGAAAACCACTTAATCCAATCTTCGAATCCTCCACGCATGATCTGATCAGCGTACAAATCTGAGCAATGCTCGCGAAATTCGTCGATGGAGGGGAATGTCGATATTTCCTTAAAAGTGTACTGCTTCTCGGATTTGGAAACAATTCCAGGGAATGCATTAATAGTTGCTCGAATGCACTTTCCCACAATAAGCTCAAAGTTGCTCACGGCCGACAAGAAGAGTGCCGAGTACATCACCGTGGAACGGGAAGGGCGATCGTCTGCTCGGTACCAAGCCTCGGTAAGAATGCGTTCGGAACTCGGGTCCGAAATAAGTCCCGACACCCGATCATACAAGTCTGAAAGAGGCTCTCGCATCGCTTCAGACATCGGTTCTAGATCCTCAGGAAAGACCCCGCTTTCATCTTTGAATGACTCGATTATCCTATCGATCTCGTCGTAAGAGTTTTTGAACATGTCAAAGGATTTGGAAATATTTTCTTGCGGCACATGAGACAATTCTCTTGAGCATTCCTTTATGAATGCAGCTCTTTTGTCGTCGAGTGCTGCAACATACGTCGGAGAATGCAAAGCGAGTTCACGGACCGCGCTCATTGAATCCAGGAAGACGCGAGTGGCCTGCTCCAGCGTTTCACCTGGAGAACGTTCAGAAACTATCGACATGCGCTAAGTATGCACGAGAGCAAACGAACCGCGACCTCTATCCCCATATGCGGTGGCGGCGAACGTCCCAAAAGGCATAAGGCCATCACGATATCTGCCTTGGCGAAGGCCCAAACCACGAATGCCCCCCGACCTCGAAAGGTCGGGGGCTTTGATGTGCACCGACGTTTGGCGTTCTGATCGAGTGGTACACCTCAGTTGCGGCTTTTCGATGTCGGTAACGTGGTCGGCCGCATCGGCCCGTCTTCCGGGTGTCATCATTCCCCGGGGACGGGCCCCAAAAACTGCGCACTGCAAAGGAGCGGTTCGGTGCGCACGGCTCACCGACAGTGCGCTCGCAGTCTCACAGTCGGTGAGCCCCACAAACGACCACAAGCGCTCTTCTGACGTGGAGTGCCTGACTTGCGGCTTTTCGATGCTGGTAAGACGGTCAGCCGCAATGGTGTGATCTACGCGGACCGCCGATCTCTGACGGCGGCCCGCGTCAGCATCAAATCATCGACGATCTTTCTCAACCCTGGTCACAGCGTCCACTGCACGCAGTAGCAGCTCGCTGCCGGGCTCGTTATAGTTCACGATCGCGAACCTGTAGAGCTCAGCAACCTTGGCGATCGTGTCAAAGTCATCGCTGGCCCGGTCCAGAACTTCCTTCCATTGCGTGTATTCCTCAAGGAGCTCGTCGAGGGTTAGAATTTTCTCTTGTGCCACGTCCGTCATGTACTGGTCCTATCGTGATGGTCCGGTCAACTGCAAAACGAGCGTAGACGAGACGACGACGCCCCGTAGAAGCAAAAATCTCCACTCCTCGCAAGAAGGAGCGGGGGGATGTCGTCATGCGCAGTCATTCGACCCAGTATTTGAATCCGACTCGACGTGTGACGCCAAAGGATTGACCGGCCCACATGTAGAGGTCGACGATCTCACCGGCGGCAACGTCGATGGTTATCTCGCCGCTGCGCTGGTACTCGGTGTACGCGTTCGGAATGTTGACGACCGCTGTGACACCGCGTTGCACGCCGTTGACGTACGCCGCGATATTGACGTTGCCCGACCATGTCCAGTAAAGCGGCCCGGCGAATTTGAACTTGGCACCCGTCTTGGTGCCGCGCATTTGCACGCCGTTGCTCACGACCGTGCTGCCGGGGAACGTAGCCGTGTCGGCCGCCCATCCTGTGGTTTTGGTCGGCGATGTGCTGCCGGTCTGACTGTCGGCGGTGATGATCGCACCGGACGGCGCGAACGCCGAGTAGACCTTGGTCAGGACGCCGCCGACCATCGTCCATGCTTCTTTGATTTTCTGGCCTCCGACATACAGTGTCTTGATCTTCTGGCTTCCGAGGTAGAGGGGCATCGGTTACTCCGGGATGCAGTAGAGGATGCCCGAGACCGGGGAGCCTGGAAGCGAAGCGACGGGCTGGATGCCGTCGCCGCGCATCGCCGTCGACGACGTTGTTCCGATCGCAAGGTTCGAGTTGCCGCTGCCGGTACCCGCACCGATTGCCGCGCGAGCTGCGGCCGCGTCGGGTGCTTTCATGACGGTGCGGCCCACGGTCGTCGCGTCAGTGATGTCGGCCGAGGACGTGTCGACCGCTCCCGTCCGGCCGTTCACCGACGAGACCGGCGACGCGGGGTAGGTCTTCTCGCGCCAGTTGGCCAGGGCGGACGAGGGTTCGGCGATGAGCTGCCAGTCGGTGCCGCGATCTGTGCGGGTGCACCAGTCGCCGCGTTCACCTACGAGGGCGAGCATCGCGGCCTGACTTCCGACCGCGCCAAGGAAGTCGGTCAGGGCGACCGCGGGGATCTGCGCGGCGAGGATCTTGCCCGCGCCGTCGAGATCTGCCTTCGCGGCGAGTTTCGCTGTGAGGCCGGTGACCTGCGCTTCGGCGTGGGTGTGCGTCGCAGGGGCCTTGCCGTCGAGTGCACCTTGCAGGCCAGTGACATCGGCGACCGGGTGAGAGTGCGCGGTCGGTGGACGGGCATCGGTCAGACGAGAGTCGCCCTCCTGCACGGACGTGTCCGCCTTGCCGAGCGAAGTCTGCACGGAGGGTGAGGTCTTCGCCTTCGTGACAGCTTCGTCGGCAAGCTTCGGTGTCGTGACCGCGTTGTCGAGCACGGAGCCTGCGATGATGCCCTCGGCCGCGTCTTCTGCCCGCTGAGCCTGCGTCGTCGCGTCCGTCACTGCCTGCTGAGACAGTTCGCGTTCGGCGACGAACTGGGCGCCGTACTGCTCGAGAGTCTGGTCGACCAGGTTCGCCGTGTTCTCGATACTGGTCTTCGTTTGATGGACATCGGTCTGGATCTGCTCCACGTCGCCCTTCGCGGTGACCACAACGTCAAGCGTGTCGGTGACGGTCTGACGGTCTGTCGCGACCGAGGAGGCTGCGGACTCCACGGAAAGGCGATCCTCGGCGACCTGTGCAGCGTCCTCGGCGACGTCCTGGATTCCAGCGGCTGTCCGCACCGACAACTCCGCCGCTTCCTCAGCACGCCCAGCTGCCTCAGTGGCCTCAGCGATCGCAGGAACAGGAAGTGTGATGTCTGGTCCCTGCGACATGTCGAACACAAGGCTGTCACCTGACACGGAGATGCCGTCGACACTCCTGCCCGCAGGACCAGGAACCGTCGAATCCTTCCCCGGCGGACCCGGCGACGGGACGAGGATCCCGCCACCTCCGGACTCCTCCTCCCCTAGTGTGATTCGCTCACCATCACTGCCTACGAGGATCATTTGTTCACCTTCTTCACCTGTCCGGTTTGCAGTTCCAACTCGGCCGTCGGCGTGGCCGTGGTGTCCTGGAACATCAGCCAGTACTTCGTTCCCGCAGCAATGGTCGCGACAACTTCGGATTCGATCTTCAGTGATGCTGTGCCGCCGGCGATGGTGAACTCCCACTTGATCTGTGAGGTTCCTGGATCTCCGAGAAGGAAGTAGAGCTTATGGCCTTCGGGAAAGCTGGAGCCGTCTTCGAATCGATACCAGTACACGAAGTCGCCGACAGTGGGGAGATTCAGAGCGAATTTCGGTGTGGGTGTGCGGATGTCGCCCATCAGTTCCCCTTTCCGTAAATGTCGCGCATGACGTCCGCGATGTCGGAGTCGACGTTGGCGGATGCGCTGGTGATGTCGTGGCCGTGATCGGCAAGTGTTTCAAGTAGGTCGGCGGATGTCGTGTCGAGTTCTTTCGCCAGCACGTGGACTCGAATCGGTTTCGCCACTTCGGATTCGAAGATTGCCGGCTCATCAACCTCGGCGGGACTGTCGTCGACCACCGGATCGGGCACCACAACCTCGTAGCCGCCAGCCATCAGCAGTGCCCATGCTGCCGCATCCTCGATCGTCGCTTCGTGATGAAGCATGGACGAACCGGGAAGTCGGGTCATGTTTCTCGCCCCACCCGACGGCGTTGCCGGAACGACGACAACTTCCGGCAGCTGAGAACCGAAAGCGGGTTGCGACCACACCACGACATGCGTTGCGCCGAACAATGGTTCAGACAGTAAATAGCAATTGGCCGGACCCGCGAAACCGTGAATACCCTCGACGACCAGTGTTGCGGTTTTCAATTCTCATCATCTCCGTAGGTGTATTCCAGAATGGTCACGCAGCCGTTGGCTCCTGACCCCCAGCCCGCGCCGCCCCCGCCCGCGGGGAATCCGCCTGGCTGGTTCGGGTTGCCCCCACCGCCAGATTGAAGGGTCTGCCACAAGAATGTTGGGGTCTGACCCGAAGCTACGAACGGACCGGATCGTCCGCCGACCGAGTTCCGACCCGCACCGCCACCGCCGCCGGCAAGCATCCGAATGACATCCGACGACGCACTTTCCCCGTTCTGATTCACACGGCCACCCCGGCCGCCACGAATGGCCGAGAGCCCGCCTTCACCATCGCCGAGACCGCCGTTGCCACCTCGTGCAATGAGCTCGTCGAAGGTGGAGTCTTGCCCGTCGCCGCCCGCCGTTCCTCCTGCGCCGACGATGACTGCGATCGGCGGCTCCAGGTCGCCTGCGCGAATGGTGAAACGCTCCACCGCGGCTCCGCCCCCGCCACCATTGTCGGCAGATCCCCCACCGCCGGCGCCACGAAGGATGACATCAATCTTGTAACAGTGGGAAGGTGGTTCCCACTCGTACGTTCCGGGAGTGTCAAAGATCGTCCAGGAGCATTTCTTCATGAGAACCGCTCCATCACACGCACGATCCCGGCCGCGCCATTGCCGCCGCGGCCCCAGTTGTTCGGGCCGCTCCCGCTTCCGCCGCCTCCCCCTGCACCACCTGGGAACGCGCCCGCGCCCGCGGTGGAACCCTGGTCCATCGAACCGCCCGCGCCACCACCACCCCCAGTCGGAACCAGTTGGGACGGAACCTTGCCGGGTGAGTTCTGCGTCGTGCCTCCCGGCGAAATGCCGCCCTGCCCACCCATACCGTGCGTCGTCGGATACGAAGCCGAGTGTGTCGCCCCGCGTCCACCACCGCCACCGCCGCCATGAAGGTCATACGCGGACACCGAGCTTCCGGCGTTGATCGGAACACCATTCGTCAAACTGACAAGGCTGCCAAAACCGCCGGGAATCATGCCCGTTCCACCGGGCACCGTTGTCCATGCGCTCTGGTAAGCGAAGTCAGCAGTCGGACCGGCGACACCGCCACCGGCCTCCATGTCCAGCACCCATGAGCTGCCACCCGCCTGCCCAGGCGAGTTGGTGCTCTTGGCGCCTTCGCCGAATTCCCCAACTCTGATCTGAATGGGGATCGGCGAACCGTCAGGATTGAACAGCATGCTGCCGGGAATGGTGAAATGATTCTCTCCACCACCGCCCGCGCCACAACCGCCAAGCCGTCCGCTTCCGTTGAGGTCCCATCGGCCCGACGCCCCGCCGCCACCCGCGCCGATCATGATGACATCCCACGAGACAGTCCCGGGTGAAGCCGTGATGACTGTGTCAGCGGTGAATGTGCGTGCGTTTCCGAACAAGGTGAGCTGCGCCAGCTCCGCTTCGATGCGGCCGATGGTTCGCGAGTGGTCGGTGATCGTCCCCAACTGCTGCGACAAAGACTTGCCGTCGTCGGACTTGAACTTGTTCTGCGCACCTTGCCATTTGCCCAGAGCGCCGTTCGTCAGTCGCGCCTTGGCTTGCTCCTCGGTCTCCAGCTGGCGAGCGCGGAAGAGACCGCGCCCGAGGGAGCCTTCGGGAATGGAGCCGTCAGGAGCGGTCAATGATCACACCTCCTCTTTGACTTCATCCGGCATCGTCGGCTCGGGCGGGATCTCGACGTGAGGCGCGTGCTGCCGTAGCAGCGCAGCGAGGATCACGATGTAATTGCCCTGCGCTCGGACGAACCGGACGCACACCCGGATTAGCCTGCGATCCTCTTTGCGGCCGCCTTCGAGTTCGGCGACCTTGGCCTGCAACTGTCGAACTTGTGATTGCTGCCGACTCACCCATGCCGCGAGGATGCTGGTCGCTGCGATACCGAATGCTGAAATCCGTTCCGGGCTCAGTAATTCCAGCAGCATCGATCACTGCTCCGTGTCGGAAGGGGTGCGGTGCCGGCCAGTGTCGGGAGTCGAGCCGATATTCCGCTCGATCGCTCGGACGAGATCGGAGATCACGAAAACTGCCTGATGGTTCTTGGTGTATCCGAGCGAGGACTTCTTTTCCGCTGCGAACCACTCCCAGACCGGCAGTCCCCACGAAGCGATCAGATCGAGATCCGCGGTCACGGCGTATCCGCGTGCGTAAATCTGATCGAGTGCATTCTGCACCTCGACCACGGGTCGGTCCGCCGCGTCGGCGAGATCGAATGCGAAGGCGGACGCAATGAGCCCGGTACTCGCGGGCATTGCCGGGAGTACTTCGTCGTCGGTCGCGTCAATAGCGATGAGCGCGGGCTGCACAGGGGCGAGCGACGGCAGCCCCTTGGTCGATCCGAAGTTGCTCGAGGCCAGCGACGTCAGTACCGATGCGAGGGCCGCAGTGGTGGCCAGGGTGAGAGCATCGTGCCAATTGATGTCCGAGAGCGTTCCGGTAGCCGGGATCGCGCCGACGAGGGCACTGACGAACGTGCGACCGACTCGGTCTGCGAGGTCGATCGCGAAGTTGCCCGAAGTGAGTGCCGTCGACGTCGAGAGTGCGATCAAAAACGAGACGAGGGCCGCGAGCGCCGCCGAGGACAGCGCCGTGGTCCAGGGGACGGAGGCGATTGTCGCGCCGGCCCCGAGGAGGATGAGCACTGTTTGCAGGAATGTCTTGCCGGTGCGATCGAGCAAGTCCAGCCAGAAGGCTTTCGTGTCGATCGAGTGCGTCCCGACAAGTTCGGCGCCGACAGTGAGAGTTCCGTTCGACTCAGCCATGATCAGACACCTTCCGTAAGGGCGCCAACGATGGCGCTGAAAACTGCATCTTTGGACTTCTGCTCCGCCGGCAACTCGCCGTAAGGCACGAGGCACGGATGCGTCTTAGTCGCCTCGTCCTTCTCCGGTCCGAACACCCAACCGTCAGCGCGCTTGAACTCGCACCACGATTCGTGAAGTTCCTCATGGGTTGCGCCGCCGATGGCCTTCTGGACACCTTCGATCGCGGATTCCCGCTGCCACTGCGGCGCGTCGTCCCACTGCGGGGAGACCTTCGGGTCGCCAGTGGCAATCTGGATTGCGCGGTTCGCTTCGTGGCAGACGCGTGCGACATGTTCGATTTGCATGATCAGTAGTTCCTTCGTTCGTAGTGATCGGATCGGGTGATGGAGTCGTAGCTACGCGCCCATCGGCACAGAGCCCAGACGGACAATCCAGCGACGCTGAGAACGACGCAGGCGATAGCGACAGCAGTTGTCATCGGACGCCCGCCGCTCGCCAGGTGTCGGGGCCGACGATGCCGTCGACCGCGAGTCCGGAACGACTCTGCACTTGTCGCACAACCGATTCGGTTGCGGGGCCGAAGTCGCCGTCGACTGCGAGCGTGGAGTAGCTCGCGAACATGCGGTTGAGCAGTGCCTGGAGATAGGTGACGTCTGCGCCGGTCGAGCCGCGCCGGATCGTCGCGCGAGCCACCGGGGCCGGGTTGGGCGTAGGGGCCGGGGCCGACCCCGCTGCGATGAGTCCGAGGTGGCCGGCTTCAAGTCGCTTCGCGAAGGCGATGAGCTTCGCGGATGCTCCGTCCCCCGACGCGGTGCCGTGGTTGAGTTGGAAGTGCATCTCGTCGGGGCGGTTCCAGTTTCGTCCGTGGAAGATGTTGTCTTCGAACAGTCGTCGACCTTCGTTGATCTTGGCGACAATGCCTGCGGACATCCGACGCTGTCCCATGGGGTACTGCGTGGCGTTGAAGTCGAGGCCTGTACCGGAGAGGTGGTTCGAGTTGCCGACGTCGTTGCGTTCGGACCAGCCCCAGTCGTCTCCGACACCGGCCTTGTAAAGGTCGAGGCGTTCGACGTTGTTGTGGTACCAGATCGCCCACGCCCGCAACACGATTTCGGATGGTCCGGATCGGACGATCATTGCGGCGAGGTACTGATTGTCGGCGCCAGGAACGTAGATTCGCTCGCACGCTGCGCGGGTACACATTCGCCAACCGTTCTCGGAACGCGTGTTGCCATAAGCGGTTCGGAATAATGTCATGACTACCCCTTTCGGGATGTAGGAATGGAGGGCTCTAGAGGCCCAGATGTGCGACGAGCCGGTCGGCGATTTCGCGACCGACATAGGCGTCAGGGTCGACGTCCAGTCCAAGATTTCCGAGAAGTTCGACCACCTGACCGCCGTCGACGTCTAGACGCGACGCCAGTTCACTGACCTGCAAATGACCGGCGGGAGCGGAGAGTTCGGGAACGTCCTCGAATCCCATCTTTTCGAGCACCACCTGTTTCAGCTCGGCTCGATCAGACTGTGGCAACTGCGCCACGACATCCGTCCAGGAGCTCTGCGGAAGGTCGGGGGTCTCCATGGACACCCACTCACCCTGTGCAGTCCACCTGTCCGCCACCGCATTCTTGGGTGGTTGATATTTGAGTGTCGGCTTCGCCGATGGTCTGGCGCCGAGGATCCACATACGCCAGGACTGCATTTCCCAGTACTCAGTTCCGAGCATCAAAGGGGCTCCGACTACGCCAGGCATCCCCGTGAACATCCACAGGAACGCCTGGCGCGGATTACGGAGATCACAGTTCTCCCGTAGCGGAAGACCTTGCCCTTCCCATGCCGGCCACTGGTCGAAAGCCTTTCCGCGAACAAGTCCTTGCTGTTCCATCGTCAGACTCCCAACTGTTGAAGTGAGGTGGCGAACGCTTCGATGCGCTCCCAGGCCTTCTGAACGGGGTCCTCCAGCGCGCGACTGTCGCCGATGGTCACGGTGCGTGTGACTGGCTGCTCACGTGACCAGGACAGCCCGACCTTGGAGATCCGGTCGATGTAGATGCGACCGGTTTTGTCTTTCTGCATCGTGAAACCTGCACGGTCGCCGAGCCATACGTGGCCGGTCTCACTGATCAGGAAGGGCGCAGCATCGCGGGCGCCGAACTCGATCGACTCGTAGGAGCGTGTCGCCCAGATTCCCGCTCGGAGAACCATCAGCGAGGAAATCGTGTAGGCCTTGCCCGCGCCGTCTTGGAAGTACTCGAAGTACCTCGTCCAGCCCTGGTTGTTGGCCCGCGCTACCAACCGTGCGACCATCCAGGCGAGCACGGTCCCCATGTAGAACGGTTTCAGCACGGCGTCCGCCACGCCGCCCATGGGTGGCACGCCGGGGATCATCGCAGTCAGATCGCCCAGCATTTGCACTGTCGCCGCGATCAATTCGTCAACGCCAGGGGCTGAGCTACCGCCCGTGACGACTTGTATGCCCTTCGACGGAGTTTTACGGAACCGGTACATGTCGAGCCCGGTCTCTTCACCGTCGCGCCACACTGCAAGCGGCAGCGACTTATTCGTCCGCTTGCTCCCCGGGATGTAGTACTCGGCCGGGATCGTGGTGTCGGTTTTGAGTTGCGACGTGCTTTCGATGAAATCGCCGATGAACTTCTCGACAGTCATTTTCAGCCCGTCGAATCGAGTGCCGCCCTGCGACGTTCCCGTGAATCGTCCGGACCGATCTTCGAACGACACGACGACCGTCCCGTGACGCAGGTTCGCACCGGGCCACGGAGGCGGATCGCCATGTAGATAGCGGCGCACGACAGGAGTGATTTCGCCGTCCTGCATCATCGTCTTGGCGATGTCGTGGAAGTTCTTGAAGCGCGAGCCCGCAATCCCCCACAGTGCACCGGAATTGAGCGAATCCATGAACTTGATCGGCTTGACGACGAGTGACCAGGTGGACTGATCAAGGTTCGTCCGGTTCGCCGGGTCCATCGGATCGTCCGGCATTGCCCAGGTCGAGTTTCGTTCCCGATGGCACTGGAGGTCGAGCATCGTGGAGAGCACCCACGGGATCGGCCCCGGGAGGATGAACACGCGCGGCGCCTGGAAGTGCTCGCTGAAGAAACTGTTGGACCAGACGGTGTACCACTTGAGCCGCTCGTAGTCGCTCGAAAACGTCGCTACGACAACCTGATCGCCGTTGTCTCGCTTGTCGAGTTCGACGTACTCGAGGAGTCCGCCCCACCGTGAGCCTGTGTACTCGACGGTGATGTTGACGTTCCGCTTCTCGCCGCGCTGCATGCGGCCCCACTCGTCCCAGAGCCACTGGCCCACAGGGTGATCGAGCGGATGTTCCAACTGCCCGGGTCCGGTGTCGCCTTCGATCAGATCGAAGGTTCCGCCGTATTCGGCCTGCACCAGATGCTGCAATCGCATCTCGCCGTCCCACAGCAATGCAACCGGCGGGATCTGGCGCTGATTCTGCTCACGCTGTTCTTCGGCCCGGGTGGCTTCCCAGATCGCTTCGCATTGCTCTTCGAGCGACAGTCCGTGATCGATCACCGTCACCGGCGGCCACCTCCTGTCATTGCATGCCGATAGGCCGCGACCATCGCCGCGGCTGAACCAGCTGGATCATCGCGCCGCCCGCCGGCGCGTTCGTCACCGAAACCCTCAGAGTTTGCTTCTGCGTCTTCGGTGGGATGACGTACTCGAAAAACCGCCCGGGAACTGGCATCCGGCCCAGCAAGTTCGTATTCGCAGCATCACGAACCATCAGCTTCATCGGATCCAGATCGACCGTGAACCCACCCTCGAGCGCACCGATGGACGGCATGACGATGGAGCGGTTCGCGTCGTTGCGGCCCGACAGCTTCGACACGCCAGGTCGACGTTTGCCTGGCGGCCCCTCCCATGACACGTCGGGAAGGATCCAGTCGCCGCGAGTGCCGATCCACTTGTGCCGCATCGGCTGATCCGTCGGATTCCACACCTCGATCTCGCCGGACCCCGAAGAACTGCCGGTCGACCACTTCGTGACGTAGTCGTCCTCGTAGTAGTGCGGTTGACCTGCCCGCAGTGGAATGATCGGATTCGAATACTCCACGACGAGCGGGTCGATCCCCGGATCGAAGTCAGGCTGCTCGTACAGCTGCACGTCGAGGAATCGTGTCGAATTCTCTGTAATGACCTCGATGCGCGCCAATTTCGCGTCGTGGTCCCACTGATCGACCCGATAGTCGAATGCCTGCCGGAACCGCGAATCGATGTCCTCCTGGTCGCCGCCGGCAACCCGATCCGCGGAAACGTGGAACCCCAGCGCAAGATCGCGCCAGTCGTTCCACATCCCCTTCATCGTTCCGCCCGACTCGGCGTTCGCCGCCACCCACGACGTGCGGACCGGGGAGTCGAACAGGCCCTTGACCTGATCGACTCCCAAGTCCACACCTTCGGTGCCGGCATCCTCGCCATGGACAGGCCAGAAGCTCCCGTCCGTGCCGTGGATGTTGATCGTCATCGATGCCATGGCGACCTCCCAGCCTTGCCGATCATCCGAATGGCCTTCCTGCATGCCGCATCATCTGGCGGCCCTGGGCACGCTGTGCGCTGTGCACCGCTGCCATGCCGTCAGAGAATGTCGGGTTGTGTAGATGAACCGAGTAGTCGTTTCCACCACTGGCATTCGGATTGATGGCGAGCGTGTCCAAGTTCGCGATCTTGGCGATATTCGCGAACTCGGGCGCCGTGAACACCGGCTCCGGAGCGCCGGACTTGTTCAACGCCAACCCGCCGTGCGGGATCATTCCGCCCTGGTCGTAGAGCTTGATCGGCAGCGTCTTGAGCCAATCCTCGACCCAATTCCCCGCGCCGATCGTGACCGGCAGCTGCCCGTCGATCTCACTCTGAGGGAACGAACGCGACACGAAGTCACCCAACGGATCTCGCATAGCCTCCGCAGCCGAGGGCTCCGGCAAGGTGGATCCCGGCTTCGGCTTCTTGAACTCCGGAAGCGGGATATCCAGCCAACGAGAATTGACGCCGAAGATCTCGAGCGCCGAATCGACTGCGATTCCCACCAGGTCGGACCCGTATTTCTTGAGCCGATCCTTCAGTGAGAAATCGCCGTTCGCGTCCTTGTCTTTGTCCTCCTCGACCTTCTTCCGAGTCGCGGCGAGTGAGTTCTGAGCCGAGTAGACCGAGATATCGGCCTTCTCCTTCTCGAGCGAGGTCGACTCAGGATCGTTGTACACCTTGTCCCGCGCCAACTGCGCATCCAGCAGAGCAATCTCAGCATTGCGCACCGAAATCGCATCGTCACCCATCTCGCCGGTCAGGACAGGAGCAGGATCGTTCGACATCGAACTCTTGCCGTCACGCTTCTGCTCCAGCTCGCGAACCTTGAGCTCGGCCTGCTGAACCTTCAACTCCGCCTGGTCACGATCAGCCTGCGACTTCTTGTCGTTGGCGTTGATCTTGTCCCGAGCCTCCTGCGCCTGAATCACCGCCACACGGGCGGATTCGAGTGCAAGAGCATCCTTCTCGGTCCACTCGACCGGCTTCTCGCCACGCAGATACGCACCCGACTTGCTGTCCCATCCGTCGATGAGCTCGTTCGGCAGGTGAAACTTCACCGGGAACTGCGACGACTGAGCGTTCGCACGGTTGCCGCCGATGCCCGATGTACCGTGAGCGCCGCCCGATTCCGCCGACAAGCCAGCGATGGTCGCCGCCATGTGCTCTTTCGAGATACCGACCTGGAACTGCGTGCCCGCAGGACCCAAACCTGCCTGCAGACCGGCGACACCGCCACTACCGTTGAAGAAGTCGTACGTGGTGTACAGACGCTTCACCGATCCGGTGATGCCCATGACGATCTGCTGTAACCAGCCGACAAATCCCGAGCAGTCGAATTGCGTCGGCCCTGTACCGCCCCACAGGTACTTGTTGCCCTCGACGGATCGGCCGGCCGCGAGTCCCGCCTCGATGCCGTTGCGGCCACCCTCGGCGAAGCGTGGAAGATTCTTCAACCGCGAGTCATCGCGGTTGATCATCCCCAGCAGCCAATCCCACTTCTCGGACGAACGACCGTTGACAATCCACTCGCCCTTGTCGACCCAGGTTGTCGGCACCCCATCGCGGCCCATTCCCAGAAATCCGTCGACACGATCGGTGCCAGGTCCAGTCGTGGGAAGTCGTGCACCAGCAGCATTTCGAGGAAGTCGCCCACCGAAGTATCTGCCGGCGACCTGAGGTAATCCCTGTTGGCGGTACAACTCATTGATGGCGTCGTTCGACCAACCGCCGCTCTGCTGCGCAACCGTGTAGAGCTGGTTGAACTGGACAGTGACCGTCTTGTCCTTCAATGCGTCGAGAGCAGCCTTCGCATCTCGGCCATCAGTCAGAAACTTCTCGATACCGGCGATGAACGCCTTTGGGTCCGCCACCTTGCTCGACAGGTCGAACAACTCCTGCAGACCAATGTTCTTCTGATCTTTGAGCTTCTCGATATCGAGATCGGCACCCGGCTTCACCTCGAGCTCGTCGAGGTACTTCATGAACGCGTCAGCGCTGCCCGCATTGAAATCGAACTGCTTGACGTCGAGATCGATGCCCGCCAACGCCTTCAGATTGTCGAACGCGACCATGTTGTCCATGGCCGTGCTCAGCTTCATCTGAAATTCGTTGTCATCCATATCGATCCGGATCTGCCCACTCGGCAAATCCGTCACGTCAGCACCCATGCGACGCAGTTCCGCCAGGATATTCGGGTCGAAATCCTTCTCGACCGTCAAAACCTTCGGCTTGCCGGGCTCGATCTGCATCATCTGAGACCAGACCTCGGCCAGCCCCTTGGTCACATCGTCCGCGCCCTGAAGTCCAACCTGTATCTGGATCGCACGCTCGTTGTAGCCGAGATACTCCAGCGCATTTCGCATGTCGCCGATTTCGATCCCGAACGACTTGCTCGTGCCTTCGACCTGCTGCTGAACGCTCGAGAAGATCTCGTTAATGTCCTTGCCGGCGTTCGCCATCTGGACTGCGTTCTGGATGATCTTGACGCTGGTGTCTTCGAGATCTTGACCGTTCTCGGTCAAGGTGGAAATACGACCGTTGTCCAGCAGTTCGGCACTTGCACCCTTTGTCTGGTCAATAGGCGCCGCCTGCAACAGATCACGAGTCAACTTGTTGTTGTCGTTCGTGGCCTGCTTCGCATCCGGATTGATGCCCGCAATCAGCTGCAGTGAGCGATACATTGCATCGCTCTTCTGCGTGGCTGTGGCAGCCTCATCACCGATCGTTTTCAGAAGTTCGGACATCTCCAAGTAGCCCGGAGTCAGTTCCTTGACTGCGTCGCGGGTCTGCTGGAAGTGCCTCCGCTGATTCCCGAGCCAGATGGAGGTCTCCATGCCAGCTTCGGTGGTCAGATCCAGCTTCGAGTTCAGGTAACCGAACTCGCCGTTCGTTCCTGAGACGGCGCCTGCCAGTTGCTTGTTGGTGACACCGAGATCGCTGAGGGTCGCCTCAACCATCTTCGCGGACTCGGAAACTGCGAGATCCTGTTTCATGCGCTGGTTGAACGAATCCCCAGTGCCGAAGATGGCGTTACCTGCGTTCTGCCATGCGCCACCGGCCTGGGCCCAGATCCCTGGGCCGTTGGCAATCAGCGTCTTCTGCGCTGTGCGCGCCTCCTCGATCCTGGCCGTGAGCGCGTCGGTGGCCTGCTCGCTCATGGCACCGCCGGATGCCTGCAACGCCTTGGCCAACTCGAACTGCGACTCAGCTGTCCCCTGGGTGGCGATCGTCAACGCTTCATGGAAGCGCTGCGACTTCTGAATCTCGCCATTGATGCCGGAGTACGCGACCATGCCGCCGATGAGTGCTAATCCGACCGGGCCACCCATAGCGCCGGAAACGGCACTCAGTCCACGGCTCAGCCCACGTGTGGCCGAACTCATTGCCGAAATGCCAGCAGCGCCGACACCGCCTGCTGCAGCACCCATCCTCGAGATGAACGACGTCGTCCCGTGAACGGCCTGACCGGCTAAGAGGTGAACCGACGCGTAGCCCTTTGCCTGCAGTGCGGATGCCTGCATTGCCGCGGCCGTGGCCTTCTCCTGCGCCGCGTACGCCCGAAGTCTCGGCATCGCATTCGAATACGCCGAACCCATCTGACCGAGCACCGTATTGGAGGCGGTCATGCGGGCCATGAGGCTCGATGTCCGATCAATGAGGGTGAGCATCGTGCCGCTGAAACGGCTCATCGAGCCACTGGCAGCGCCATATTGTGCGGCGTTGACCCGAACATCAGCGTTGAACCGGGAGAACGCCCCACGGACGCCATTAACGGTGTTACCGGTCGTCTGCCACATCCGCTGATATGCGCTCAGCGGTTTCGTCCCGGCCGTGGTCTGTGCCGCTAGCGATGCCATCGATGGAGCGATCCGCGCCATGATCGCAGGCACAGTCTTGAACAGGAAGAATGCTGCAGCCAGAGCGGTGACTACGCCCTGGTTGTTTTCCATCACGCTCGACAGCATGTTCAGAGCAGGGACTAGTACCCCGTCCGCGAGCTGCGCTGTGAGTTCGAGAGTTGACAGCAGCAGCGTCCACGACGAAACGCCCAGTGCACCTGATGCTTCGGCAAGCGATCCGACGATGCCCTTGACTGCGGGCCAGGCCTTGACTGCGCTGTCGCCGAGTGAGTCGAACACGCTCGTGAAGCGGTCCCACTCCGAACCGATCTTCGCGCCGTTCTCCAACCGGAATGCGGCGAACGCCTTCTTGCCCTCCTCGCCGAATTTCTGCAGCTTCGGCAGCCCTTGGTTGAACACGCGATGATCAAGCGTGTCAGCGAATTTCGCCACCTTCGGCGTGGCGACGTCGATCCCAGCCGTGATGTCCTTGAGCCAGTTCGCCGACCGGCTGAACGTCGGCTTCAGTGCAGCGGCGCCCGAACGTCCCATCGCGGCCATCGTGTTCGCCCACGCGGCCGACACGGTATTACCCGCGGTTGCGGCACCACCGATGTTCTTCTCGATCGCACGCATGTAGGTCGCCGAATCGACCTCGCCTGCGGCGACCATGTCCGACAGCGCCTCTTGCGTGACGCCCATTTCGGTGGCGAGCCACTGGTAGATCGGCAGGCCTCGGATTGCGAGCTGGTTCAGATCAAGGGTGTACGCCTTGCCCTTGGTTTGAACCTTATTGATCACCGCGCCCATCTCTTCGATGGACGTTCCGGCGATCGTTGCCGCGTCGGCAGTCAGCGACAGGTACTTCGTCAGGTCCTGCCCGGGCTTGATGCCGGCGGCGACGGCCGATGCTGAAATCGTGGCGGCTTCACCGAGACCGAAGGATGTGCCCTTCACCGAAGCGAGGGCAGAATCCATGATCTTCGCGGTACTGAGGGTGGTGTGCCCGAGTCCTTCGAGCTTGCCCTCCGCGTTGTCGATCGCAGTGAGACGGCCGAATCCCTTGTACAGCGCTGTTCCCAGGACTGCCGAGACGGCCGCGCCCGTAGTCTTGGCCCCTGCCATGAGGGTTTTCCCCATGGCTCCGGAAATCTTCGATCCGAGACTGTCTCCGGCCTTTTCGCCTTGCTGGACAACCTTGGACAAAGACTTCGACACGGCCGCCGGGATGCCGTCTGTGCGTGCGGCGATCGGGACGTACATGGTCGCGAGTTCAATGCCACCGGCCATGGGTCACCTCCAGTTATTCAGTTGTCATCGAGGTGCTTCCACGTTTTGCGCGTCACGATCCGGCCGATCGTCGACCGCGAAACATGGAAGAGGGCAGCAAGGTCGGCGTAGGTGCATCCACTAGAGGCGAGTGCGCGAACTGCCAGAACTTGCTGCGTGGTGAGCTTCGGTGTCCCTGGTTTGAGTTCGTCGTCGAATGTTTCGCTGGATTCGGCGTCGAGGATCTCGGGTCGGTCGGCAATTGCGAGCGGAACCTGGTCCCGATTGTCTGCTTTGAGCCTCTTGCGGAGTTCCGAGACTGGTAGCACCGTTTTCGGCTTGCTTTCCTCGGGCGCCGTGACGCCCGGGCGTGGCATCGGTTCGGGGCGTTTCGCCTTCGAGTTGCCGCCGCGCTGCCAGTTTCCGCCCTGGATGCCGTCGAAGATTCCAGCGAGCAAGTGTGCGTGCAGATCCCAGTGAAGGTCAGGATTCTTGCGGCGCATGTACGCGCCGTTTGGTGGGGGGTACTTGAGGTAGCACTTGAGGTCCCACCATGAGAGATTCGCGGTGCCGAGGAAATCCAGCGATCTACCCATCGGGAGCAGATCAGCTTGGATCGCCTCGGCGACCTCCTCCTCGTCCTCTAGGTATCCGAGGAGGCTGAGGATTCCCCCACTGGGGTCTTCGACTCATTTTCCCAGTGAGTGTCGATCTGTCCGAGCTCACCATCGGTGAGCTTCTCGAGGGTCGCGTAATCCTTGGCACTCACATGGAGGCTGAGCATCTTCAGAACGATGTCTCGGCCGGACCGCCGGACCGGCTCCAACGGCTCTCCATTTTCCGGCTGCGGCTCGTTCTTGCCCGAGAGCCAGTCGTAGAACTCCTTGGATTTTTCGACCGGGAAGTACTGAATCTTCGGAACCGTGAAGAAAAGCGGGTTCTGACGGCCCTTGATCGGGATCTCGAACTCGATCTGAATCGAAGGATCGTGGGCAGGAGTGACGCGGAAGATAGCCATGGTTGGACCAAGCCTTTCGAGAACGGATTTGCTCGACGTCGATTACGTGAAAGCGTTTGACGGACGGGCCTGTTGGTGTCCCGCCCCGTGAAGGGCAGGCCCGGTCCAATAGTGTTGACACCTCACGGGGCGGGAGAATGCGGTCAGACCGCGGCGACGGTCACAGCACCGGGAGGGGTGAGACCGGATCCCGATGCGGTCACAAGACCTGCGCCGTTCTTGAATACGACGGTGAACGGGCCCCCGGTGGAGCCGGTCACGTCAACATTGCCGGCGCCGACGGTCGGGAGAGCCTCGAGTGCGGTCCTCACTGCTGCGGCCGTCGGATTGAAAGCGATGCCGTCCGTGGTCTCGCCGTCCACGTACACATTCCACGTGCCTGCAGTGGAGCCGCCAGGCAGCGTGAACAGCTTCGTCACAGAACCATCGGCGGAGCTGATGGTCATGACCGCGTTGTTCCCGTTCTTCTCGAACGAGGTGATTTCCACTTCGTACGAGATGGTGTCGGTGTGCACGTACACGCGGTCGCCGGTCAAGCTCGGCTGGCCGTCGGGAATGTAGTTGCGCACGTTCGTGTCTTCGTCGACGGTGTCGAGGACCCACGAGGAGTGTGGCAGCGTCTTCTTGTTCTTGTTGACCGTGATCACGTTGCCGGAGACCACGACGTTGCTCTCACCGAAAACGGTCTTGAGCACGGTCGCGTTCTTGGACTCCATGAACTTGAACTTGAACACCAGGCCGTACTTGGTCTGGAGGACCTTGACGACCGCGCCGCCGAAGGCGTTCTTCTCGGTCTTGTCTCGGGTCTCCGACTCGGTCATGCCGTCCTCGCCGACATAGCCATGATCGAGCCAGGCGGGCGGAAGTGCGGAGCCAGCCGGACCGGGCGCCGGAGTGCCAAGCGGAGAACGGAACACGACGCCGTTGGCGAGCGGTTCGGAGGTAAGGATATTGCCGGCAGAAGATGCCATGGGATGCCCCTTTCAGGCAGAGTTGGCCGTGCCGCACAATGGCGGGGTACCGGCCTACGGAGTGATGTGTCCCCTGATGTCGAACTGCAGGGTGAACTGATAGCGCGGCATAGACGATTCGGGATCCGGAAACGACTGCGGGACACCGATCGTGGTGACCTGACGGATTCTCGGTTCGGCCGAATCACGCAGCGCTGCTTTGAGGATCGAGAACGATCGCTCGGCAAGATTGCGCGCGCGGTCTTCGTCACTGTCCCAGCATTGGAAGATCACCATCCTCGAGGAGAGGATGATGTTGCGATCTCCACCTCCTGCAGCGCGCGCTGTGACGAACCTGTTCGGACGAGGCACTGGGACGCGGGTCGAAACGTCCGTGTTGTCGCCGAGCTTGTCGTAGAGATAGTTCGTGACGATTTCTTCGACAGGGTCGAACTCGATGACCTCAACCACTGGACGCTCCCGCGGCGCGGATGAGGTTGTTGTGCTTGGCTTCCGATCGCTTCGCCTGCGCGGTGGTTGCCGCAACCGATACGAATCCGCGGCCCTGCGGCCGCTTCTGCCCCTGCACGGACGAGAGGGTGTACCCGGCAGCGTTCCCGCCGACCGCGGCATGGACTTTCTCCATCGTTCGATGCAGATGACCCATGACCTCGGCGCCGCGACGGAGTTGCTCGAGCGCGTGGGGATTCCAGACGATGTCAGCTTTGCTCATCAGTTCTCCACTTTCTTCAGTGCGATTGAGCGGCCGGGCGTGAACCCGAATGGGCCTTTCGTCCAATCGGAGTCCTCGCCGTCGACTTCGAAGTCGTGGTCGTAGCCGGGAATCACGACGCGATCGAGAGCACTGATCGTCACCTCCGGCGGTGCGAGCACCACGAGGCCTTCTATAACCATGTCTCGGTTCGGCTGGTTCGGCTCCGACATGCCGTAGTCCGAACGTGAGCCGTAGCCGTACACGAGAGTCGGTTCCGGTTCGGACCATGACTTCTTCCGGTTACGGCCGGCGTCGAGTTCCTCGGACTGTTGGAACCGACGGATCCCGATCGTGTGAGCTCGAGGAAACGGCTTCACGAGAACCACTCCGTGTCGGGCGTTCTCGATCGATACGCATCCTGAGGTGTCATGTCCACGGAGAAAGCACGTGTCTTCCGCTTCGGGATACCGAGTTCTTCGCGATCGTCGTCAGTCAGTGTGAGCGCGCCGGGCTCGTCGCCGCCGTACGTGGTCGACGTCTGAAACGGGCCGGCGCCCTGCTGGACACTGCGCACGCCTTCCGGGTTCTGAAGGTGCCGGATCAGCATCCGAGCAACGACCTTCTTCACCCGGATCAGCGGCAGCGTATTTGCGGTGATGCGGTCCTCAATGTTCGGATCCGCACGAAGGATGTCATCCTCCGCGTCGGCGATCTTGACCGCTATCTGCTCGTCGGTCGCCTCGGTCGGGGGGCCGATCCAACGGTCGCGAACATCCTTCGGAATTGTCCATGCCATCGGATCGGCACCTCCTGGTTTTCAGTTGTTGGTCGCAGCCTTGGCAGGTCGACCGCGACGCTTGGGCGCCGGTGTTGAAGGGACGGGCTCGGGCTCTACCGTTTCCGGCTCGGGCTCGGTTTCGGTCTCCACCGTTTCCGGCTCGGACACCGATTCCCCTACGAGGTCGGGCGTCGACTCCTCTTCGGTGGCCGGCACACTTTCGGATTCCGGCGCGCTCTCGGGCGCGACCACTTCCGCCACAGTCTCGGTTGCCGTCTCGGTTTCGACCACGATGGGTTCCGTGAATTCAGGCTCGGGTGGCGGGCCGTCCCAGGCCGCGGGATTGGTAATCCTCGCAGCAGCCCAGGACGGAACCGCATCACTTGGCCCGAACACATGACTGACGCCCGACTCGTCCGCGACATGCACAGAGCTGATCAGGCGCGCCATCAGAGAACCTTGGCGATCATGGTCGCATTGGAGTTGCCCAGGATCGGCAGACCGATTCCCGAAGCCTTCGTCCAACGTGCGATCGGATCCTGATCGATGTACGAACCGACGACGATGCCGGGAGCCTCGTCCTCGTCGATCGAGTAGTCGGGTTCGATCGCCTCGGCCGTGATACCCCAGAGGGTTTCGCCCAGCTTCGTCGACGTCATGCTCGATCCGCCGACGTAGAGGATCGAGTCGTCCGGGATGAGGCGCGTGGCGTCACCGTTGTAGTCCTCGACCTGCGCGTCGAAGATCTCGAAACGTGGATGCCCGAACGAAGTGAACAGGGCCTGCACCGCCTCGAGTGTGACGATGGACGGTACAGCAGCGCCCGGAGGCGATACTGCGTTGCGAATCGCCTCATTCCGCATCAGTGTCGAGATGACCCGCTGCGAAGTGATCGCGCGGCCCGGATTGCCCGAGTTCGACACTCGGAAGACCGAGAACCAGGACTCCTGATCGAGGATCGGATCAGCAGCACCGGACCACAAGGTCGCTGCGGTAATGGAATGCCCCGGCTTGCGGTCGAAGTCGGCCTCGATCTCCAGGCCGTCCTGAGCAAGGCTGACCTTGCCGGTCACGAGCGCCTGCGCCTTCGCGATGATCAGACGGGTGCGGATCGCGTCCGCGAGCTCCACGGCGTCCTTGAGGATCAGGTCCAGGATTGCCGAGTTCGCCCTTCGCAGCCGCAGACGGTCGTACTCTCCGAGTCGCTTCTTCTCCGAAAGTGGAGGCAGCTCACCGGAAATGCGAGTCAGTCCCTTGCGGGGCGACTGTGGAGCCTCGGTGTCCCAGCTACGGAACTTCGCAGCCCGCTTCAGGCCGTGCTGCGTGATGTTCGCCCGGAAGTCCACATCGGGGATGAGAGTGTCGGGAAGCAGATTGTCGATCAGCGACAGATCATTGACCGCCTGATCGGCCAACGCCTCGCGGATGTAACCCGTGAGTTCGGCCGGGGTGATGAAGTCGCTGTTGATTACCAGTGCCATGAGTCAGGCTCCTCAGAAGTATCGGATGTCGCGGGCAGTTGCCTGACCGTCGGCGTCGACGGAAGACGGCAGCTTCGCCGCCAGGACGGCGCCATGCCAGAAGAGGGCACCGACCACGACGGTCGCGCCCGGGGGAACCTTCACCGCGGTGAAGAGATGCCCCTCGATCGGTTCGGTGTCGGCGCTGGTCCGCAGCCCGTATCGGTTGCCGACCTTCTTGAGCGGAAACCCGGACTTGAGGTAACCCTCGGGGTAGTGCGTGCCGGCCGTGAACGTCGACACGTCGATGTTGACCGGTCGTGCCGTGTCGGTGCCGTGTGCCGATGCCAGCCAGGACTGGTCATCCTGGCCGAAGCGTTCGGTCCTGATGTTGAGATCCATCTGGATCCCTCCTTATGAATGTGTTGGTCTACTTTGGATTTCGTTCCTTGTAACGCGCGCGCCCCGCCGAGACGGTCGATTCCGTCTTCTGGTGGCCAGGGTTGCCTTGCTGCGGGTTGGGCAGCGGGCCACGGGGAATGCCCGCGAGCGGATGTGCCGCCGCAACCGCCTTGATCTCTGTGGTCACCTTCTCGTTGAAGTCGGTGGCCGTGGGGTCGAGATTGAGTGAGGCGATCCTGGTCATGAACGATCGGGAGTCGACCAGCGAGTTGGGATTCGCCCCCTCAGTAGGGGCGAGCAGCAGAATCGCGTTCTCGACCTTCGCTTCGCGCTCGCCTGCCCGCGCGACAGAAAGGTCGGTGGCGAGCTGGGCGGGATCTGGTGGCGTGTCGCCGCCTTCACCGGTGAAGGCCTTCTGAATCTGATTCCACTTCTCGGCGGCCTCGCGATTGTCCTTCGCCTGATCGAACTGCGCCTTCACCTCCGCCGGCGTCATGCCCTCGAACACCTTTGCCCAGTCGGCCGCGTCGGGATTGGGCTCAGGGTTCGGGTTCGGATTCGGATTGGGGTTCGGATTCGGATTGGGGTTCGGATTCGGATTGGGGTTCGGATTCGGGTTCGGGTTGCCGTTCGGGTGCCCATTCGGATCTCGCCGCGGGTGACGCCGCATGGCGCGATTGCCGAACTGGCCGAAAGGATCCAGGGCCGCGGGGGCGACGACGAGCAGCGACTTTCTCGGGTTATGCATGGCTGGCGACCTCCTCACCGTCGACGCGGACCGTGAGCGAGCCGAGCGGCACGCCGTTCTCGTCACACCGACCGCGCCCAAGGACAAGGTGCTCGGACGCGTGGATCACGAGTTGGTCAATGACAGGCTGCGGGAAGTCGCTCCCCTGCAGCTCATTCCTGTACGACGCCAGTGCTGCCGCTGTCGTCGACTTCGGTGGTTCATTACTCATTTTTGCTCCCGTGCAGGATTGGTCGGCACCGTGCGGCGCCGAAACGATGTGGGGTGGACTATTTCTTGTCCATTTGGCGGTAGGCCGCCATGATCGCCTTGATGTCACCACTGCCGGCGAGCTCTCGGGCCGTCTTGTAGTCGTCGGCCCAACTCTCGGTGTAGGACGCGGGCGTGTGTGTCTTGCCGGGACGGACTTCGATCGCGAGACACTTGCAGTTGTCGTGATACTCGTCGTCCTTAACCTGATTGCCGCGGATACGACCAGATTTCGCGTAGCCAACTCGAGTGGCCGCGAGTTCCGAGGCGTACACCTCTTGCGACCGCGTGACGAGCATCTGACAGAACCGGCACGCGCCCGCCGACGCTGTCCGGATCCAGCCGCCACCTGTCTCGACTGCAGCGTTGTCTTTGATCGTCTTCCGGTTGCTGTCGAGGATGAAGCCCTGCACCACCTCGGCCAGCAAGGCGAGTGCATCAGCACCACTGGCCGCCATCGCCCACTCGGCTGAACGAAACAGCCGCTCAGCAGGAGGGAGCTGGGAAGGCTTAGCACGGAACGGCAACTCCGGAGCTGACTCGTCGTACCAGGCTGCACCAAGATTCGAGGCAGCCGCAGCATACGGATCCGCGATCGGCTGCATCGAATTGATCATCACCGAGCGAAACTCGGGCGACGAAAGGCCCTGCGCCGCATTCCAAGTACTGACGACATCGTTGATCGCCAACCGGGATGCGTCGGCCAGAATCTCTTTGCGCTCAAGCAGGGTCGTTGGCATTGCGCCTACTTGCCAGCTCGAGCACCTGCGGATCCGAAATCTGCGCCGCCTTTTCACGTAGCAGCGCCGGGAGTTCAGCCGCCATTGCCAATCGATTCTCCTCGGCTAGGCGCATCTGATCCTGTTCCGAGAAACCCATGTAGTCGTACGTCACGGGCGAGTCCGGACGCAGGATCTTCACTCCCACCAACTTCTGGCCGGCATCAGCAGTTGCGGCACGAGTCGGAGTCGAAGCGTCACGCCATCGAACACCGATCTTGCGGAACGCGTCTGCGTCGACTTTGCCATCACGAGCGAGCAGTGACAGGTACGCAATCTCGCGCCACCCTTGGCCAAATGTTCCTTGGCGACGCTCTGCGCGCTTGACCAGTCGATACTCTGCCTGCCGGATCGAGTCAGCAGAAGCGGGATTGTCTGTGAAGAAACCGAGGTAAGTCGACGGAATGCCGGTCTCGGCAGACAGTAGCTGTGAATACATCTTGACCTGATCGATGTACGGCGTCGGCGGCGCGGGATGAAACTCCCCCACCGTCGGCGCAAGCCCGTCCTCGGTTCGCGGTATGACGTTGAATCGGCCCATGGCAGCCTTCCAGCCAGCCTGCCGTTTCTCCGCCTCGGTCGAGTCCTCATTGACCCCGAACTGCTCGGGATCCGCCCCCAGCGCGTATCGCGAAGGAGCAGTATAGAACTCGCGGTTGATCTCCATTCCAAGCATCGTGCGGATCGCCGCGTCGGTGTAGTACATCACCGGGCGAGTAATCTCCGACCGCCCGTCGAGATCCGACGCTCGATCCCGATTGACCAAGCGCGCCATGAACACTCGCCCAGCATTGTGATCGTCACGAGAAATGACCTCGAGCTTCTTCGTGCGCTCATTGCGGGCAAACCCGATGGTCGAATTCGGCAGGTAGAGCGTTTCCATCTCCACCGCGCCGATTTCGTTCCGTGTCTGAGACAGTCCGGCTTCCGACCGACGCGCGCGATAGTTTCGCAGTGTCGTCGCTGACGACGCGGACTCCACGGTGACCAGAACGTCAGGTTCGCCGTAGTTGGTGTCGCCACGGCCGACAGTCACAAAGTCGGTTCCAGTGATCAATGCATCCAAATGCCCTCGGCCGGCCTCCACCCCGAGGCTGTTCTCACGGAACACGTCATCAAGTCCCATGAGGTCCTGCACCGACGTCCATCCGAGAAAATCGAGCCGCTCCTCGAGGACATCGACTGCTGTACCCGGCCAACCCATCGACACAGCCAGATCCTGCAATCCCGGAGGCACCGCGATGTCGAGCTGCCGTGTCTTCTGCTTACCCTCGTAGAAGGCATTCTTGATGGCGTTCTTCGCCGCGAACTTCCGGATCTGCGCGCGCATCTGTCCGACGAGGCGTTCCTCGTCGTCGTCGAGGGTGAGCGTCCGGAGAAACAGAGCCGGGATGCCACGCCCGCCGAACAGCTGCGAAATCCCTTTCATCACAGGGTGACCGCCTTCCGCGAACGCGATGTCGCCTTGATTCCACTGCGGATGGCAATGCGCCACATCATCCGAGCGCCAACCGCGCAGACCGCGCCGTCGATCTTTTTCTTCGACTCGCGATGCTCTTTGCCTAGCCCGACGCCGATTCCACGAGCGGGGCGCCGGCGCGCGTTCTTCACATGCTGTTGCAAGATTTTGTCTCCGTCATGAGGGATCACGCCCGTACTCCCCTCCGTTGCGCCGTTCTTCACGTCCGAGGTGAATCGCTCGGCGTGCTCGATGAACACCTTCATGTGAGCCGGTGAGCGCATGTCCCAATTGATCAGGTGCGCAGAGTCTCCCGACTTCACTGCCGGGAGTAGCCGCAGCTTCTGTGCATACTTCTGAGCCCAGGCATCGGCGTACGGCTCCCAGTAGCGTTCACCTGTTTCGTCGTCGCGGGCGTCGGAAAGGTCGGCCCAGAAGCCGACGACCGAGTACTTCGCGAACGTCTCGTGAACCCGGACGTCGACCGCGTCCCGATTGACGATCCAGTCCTTATCCTTTGGGCCGCGCTGCCAGATTCCGATCCGGAATATGTATCCGTCCGACATTCGGCACCCGACCAGGGCGGTCGCGTCATCGGACTTCGATCCGTCGAAGAACATCACGATGCGATCGCCGCGCTCGAGCACGCGAGGATCAGCGTTGGCGTCCCAGTCCTGAGGAACGACCCAAGCGTCCTCGGCGGCCGTGATCTGGTTGTACCACTTGCGCCGTGACTCGCTCGGGGGATTCGCAGAGTTCAGGATCGACTTGACGATGCGACCACGCGGCTTGGTGTCGAGCCAGGTCGAATCGCCCGCGATTGCGCGCACCACATCGGGTGCCGCTTCGGCGCTGAGTGGCGCTTTCGGTGGCGCTTCCAGCGAGTCGTACAGCAGACCGAAGTCCTGAAACTCCGATTCCTCGCCCTGAGTTGCTTCCCACGCTTCGCGAACGACCTGCCCCACCGAACCCTCATTGGGACGAAAGGCGTTGCAGATGTCCAGCATCCGAGCCGTGCCGTCTTCGGACTTCGCGGCGTTGCCCTCGATAGCGCCCGCCATCTCGTGGCCGCCGTTCGATGAATTCCAGTTCTGTGTCTCGCCGCGAATGATCAGCGTCGGCCGGCCACCCTCGATCGCCATCGCCGACGAGGTCACCGCTTCGATCTGCCGAGTGTCACCAAGGCCGTAGAGATTGACCTTGCCGATCTGGATGCCGTAATGCTGGCGAGTTTCCGCCGGCACCAACGACGGCAGGAGCTTCATCGTGTTCTTGGTCTGCTCCTGATTGACCGCGACGATCTGCACCCACGCGTTCGGTTCCTCACGACCGATCGGACGATCGCCGTCCCAGTGGTCGAACGTCACCTCGGCGAAACACGCTGCGAGCGCGAGACATGCCGCAACCGGATCCTTGCCCCAACCCTTCAGCCTCTGCAGGACTGCCGAGTGATAAAGGAATCCGCCGTTCTCGTCGACCGCGAAGAACCAAAGAATGAAACGTGTCTGCTCGGGAGTGAACTGCCATGGCTGACCGCGCTTGTCCCTGAGCCACTTCCCCGCCCAGGCGAGGACCCGCCATCCGAGACTGGCCTCGGGCAACACCCAGCCGTTTTCGTCCCATTGCCACGTCGGGCCGATCTTGACCGGCTCCCACAACAACCCCGTTGGTGGAGTGGCGTCGTCGAGCTGCTCCTCGTACCAGGCAATGATCTCGGCGAACTCGGAATCCGCAGACTTGATCAGAGTCGCCGCGCGACTACGCGCCACGCCTGGACCACCGGGCGTTCGCCGCGGTCCTTGCGGAGGCCGAGCGCTCGCCCGCCTCCTTCTCGACATTGCCGTCGTCGGGCAACTTCAACTGCCGCATCAACGACGACAGCACAGTCCGATGCTGACGCACTTCGGACACCAGCGGATTGACCACCGGCTGCCCGGTCGACCCGATCGTCATGATGTCGTCGTCGTCGAGCCACTTAACCATCGAATCGATCAGATCAGCCTCGCGACAAGCATCTTCGAGAATCCGAAGCTCGTCGGGGCGCAACTCGTACGCACCGGAAATTCCGGACCAGAGCTTTTTTCCTGCCGCACGAAAGCCTGCCGGCGCTTTTGGCTTGACCATCGCAGACCTCCTCCTCGCTCCAAAAAACCAGAAGCGGCGCACGCATGTTTTTGACTGCTATGCCAACCGTGGGCCCGTGGGGGTGGGGTAGGGGCATCCCCCCAGGGGGTCACGGGGCGGGCCGGAGTGGCGGTGCGAAGGTCACGTCAGCGTCGGCCGGGGTGCGGCTCAGCTGGTCGGAGGCGGCCGTTCTTTGCTCGTCCGGCCTGGGCCTCGCGTTGAGTTTCCGTGGCGTGACAAGGCAAACAGAGGGCCTCTCCGTTGGAGAGCGTGTCGGTGCCCCCGGACCTGGTGTTGACGATGTGATTGGCCTCGATGTCATGCGGTTGGGCCGTCGCACTGCCCTGATATCCACACCTCTGGCACCGGTATCCGTCCCGCGCCTTGACCTGCCTGGCCCAGCGTCGGTGGGCTGCTGTGCTGGTGCGGCTGCAGCCTCCGCGCTCCCAGGCCATCAGTGGGCCTGCCCATCACCGGTTAGCAGTCCGAGCCGACGGTTCAGAGTCGCAGTGAGAACGGCGACCGCTGGCTTGTTCGCTCGACATCGCTCGCGTCGGAGATGAGCGAGGTCGCCGACGATCATGTCTTCGAGTGTTGGCATGCGTTCCCGCCTTTCACTTCCGAGTTCGATATGGGCACGACGCCGGCCGCCGCAGCGATTGACCGCGACAGCCTGCCGTCGACGTGGCCCGCGTCTTCTGGGTCCTTCGGTCGGGGTCGGCTACCCGACGGAGGGAAGACCCTTGCGGTGTCGCCGATGGGAGTAGTCGCGGGCGAGCCAGGAGTCGCGCGGGATCCGGACGCGGACGGACTCTGTCACGAGGGTCCCGTCATTGGCAGCGGTGAGTTGTGGCCAACCGTCGGCGTCCGGGACGAAGCGATCGACCTTCAACCATCGTCGGCTGATCTGTCGAACTGATTCGTCGAGCGTCCATCTTGCGCTGGCACCCAGTACCCGGGTGGCCTCCTCGTAGTGCGGGGTACCGCGGCGGAAGTACGGGTCAGCCTTGGTGGGGGCGAGGACGATCCGGAGCCACCGTTCCAGTCGGCTCGCGGCCTTCTCACCCTCACTCCGAGGAATGAAGTACTCCGAGAACTCCGAATCGCTCACGGCCCGGGACTGTCCATCGACTGCCTCTGTCATTGTCGAGCCCCTCTCACAGTGTCTGCACGGAATCCATCGGCCGCACCCCTCGCAGAGATGCGGACCTGGATTGATGTCGGGCTGTTCGGCCGGAAGGTCTGACCAACGCTGTCCCCGTTCGGTAGTCGACTTGGTTGTTGTCATCGGTCCCTCGCTTTCGTCTGCATCTCACGACACGAAGCGTTTAGAAGAAGGGATCCGTGGAACACCTCGGATATCGCAATCGAATATCGACCTTCGGAGGTCACACGATGGCGTCGCCACTACCAGTTGGCAATGCGGATCTCGTTGATCTGTACTGCGCTTTGAGAGTCGTGTATGAGGATGCAGCTCTGCTGATTCCGTGTCCTGACGACGGGTACTTTGCAGATCTCGATGACACTCTGCGTGCGATTCATGACGAGATTGTTCGTCGGGGTTTGTTTGATTCGGAGGCTGCTTGAGACTGAGGCACATCAGATCACCCAAAACTCGATGAGCGCGATCACGATTCGGATCGCTTCGATCAGGTCGAGGATGGCGGTCATGCACTGGCCTTGCGGAGCTGCATCAGTCTTTCTTGCGCATGCTCCAGTTGGGAGTCAGCCTGCCATCTCGGATTCCATGGGCCGTAGACGCCAAAACTTTCCGGATCTGAGTAGACCCTCTGACGATGCAGTTGTGCTGCTTCGATATCGAGCATTGCCCGCTCGATATCGAAGCTGTCCACCGGCTCCGGCACAGACAGCAAATCCAGTTGTTCGGCGACGCTTTCTGTGATCGCATCGACAATCTCCGAGGATGGGAGCAGCACGCCTGGAATCGTCGTGCACGAGAACGCGACGATCGATACGAGCTCCAGAGTCAGACTGCGCTGCTCATAGTTCATCGAGCGGAGAACCACGCCGATATCGCCATACGTTCGAATCACTTCGGGCCTCCGTGGATCGGTGGGACGTCATGGCGGAGAGAAGAGGAGTCGAACCCCCGGCCTTTCGGCCCGCGCCGCGTTCGAAGCGGTCCCGCCACCACTGGCGGTTTACTCTCCAGGGCCCCGCCTGCAGGCCGGGGCTATTCAGTTGTTCGGCTACCGATCTCCCCGGATCACCGTGTGCCCCACGACAGCGGGGACGATTGAGCCCGCTCAGGCAGCAACGCACTACGGCGGGGGCCGTCTTGGTGCGAGCTTGGATTCCATATCCGGCGCGTGAGCAGAACCGGATCGGCGACTTTGACCTGAGCGGAAGATTGTGGCGTTGATTCCCGGAGCACCCGCCGGTGATGTTTCGGCTAGTGCATCGACAGATCCAGACGCGCCCCTGGATGCAGAAGGGGCGTGAGACTTACCCTTTCGGATAAATCTCACGCCCTAGCGAGCGAAGCTTAACACACTCACTGTCCGTTGCAGTTCAGGCACTTTCGAGGGATGGATGAGCGCGGTGTGCATCGAGCAGCAGACCGAAGACGAAGACCGGTGATTCTTTGCCTCGAATCTTGGTGTGCCGGATCGGTTTGACCGCACCGACTTCGCAGAGGTGAAAGATTCGGCGCTTGGTCAGGGTTCGATAGTCCTCGACGACCTGACCGTCGACGTCCAGGACCCGTCCCATTCGCTTTGCCATGAGTGCCGCCGCGCTCGCATTGACTTCGGTCTTGCGTGCATCTTCGAGCTTCGCCTCGTCGAGCTGAACCGCTGCCTCCTCCCCTGGCGGTCGCAGCGTGGCAAAACCGGCCGTCACTACGTCACGGATCGCATCAAGCGCCTCTTCAGCACCTGGAGTGAGCGCCAGAGCGGACACATTGCGGTCGAGCCACTTCGCGAGCTCCGAAGTGCTCCCCCGATAGTCACGCGATGGAATTCGCCTCTCGTGGCGCCGAAGTGGACCGATGAAGTCGAATTCATGGGTGTAGTCCACCGGCCAGTAGCGAATTGCGCGCGGCTCGCACACAAATTGAACCCACGTCGCCAACTCTCGATGCAGCGCGGTGGCGGCGGCCGACACACGCTCGTTGAAGGGCAACGGTTGCGCGCGCTCAACCTGGCCGATCCGTGGGCCTCCCGAGCCAAACTTCTCTTGCTTGGCGACAGCCACGTCGAGCCCTGCGACGAGCGTGGGCACGGCGCGGAGGAACTCGACGAGCTGGCGCTGCCTACTGCGATCGAGATAGAAGTGATCCGCTTCAGTGCCGAAGCTCAAGGTCGCCACTCCTCGCGGTAGTCGGGATGGTCGTCGTACGGCACGGCGAGAAGCTGCATCGACTCCCAGAGTCCAGGAAATATTCGGATGTTGACCATGCCCTGCCGAGCCTTTGCGACAATCCCCCGCTTGGCCGCTACCTCACGCAACACCCGAGCAGGATCATGCCGAGCAATATGTATGAAATCCGGTTCACCGCCATCTGCCCACTCTGCCGCCCCGTGCGACCAACGGACTGCGCCACTTGCGACAACTTCATCGTCGGCGATCCGCGCTTCGAAAAATTCGAGGAAGGCGCGGAAGCTAGCAGTATCCATGCTCATCGTTCCCCCTTGAGTGCTGATGTGGCCATTACGATCCCCGCTTTCAAGCCGTCGGACACTTCGCCCAATTCTACCCGATTCTATCGAAATACTCAACCAATCTCTCTGTGTATCAATGTCTTTCACGATCCGTCCACTACCAAAAGTTCGAGCAAGTCGTTGGGTTCGTGGTCGACGGGTGCACTGTGACATTCGCATGGGCAGTGCCAGATGTGCGATGGCTGGATAACGGTTGGCCACCCGGCCGGCACCGTGGTCTTTCCGTTGGGTTTGTTGCCGATTGTCACGTAGCACTCGGGCGACCAGACGCCGGACTCGTGCGGTCCGCCGATGCGGTGGGCGCACTTTTCGTGTCGCCCGTTCGTGCACCACCCAGAGGGCCCGTATTCGCATGCGGCGACCATGTCGAAGTGTGCGACAACCAATTCAGCCACGCTTCACCCTCCGAAACTCGACGAATAATCTGATCCAATCCCGAACCGTCATCCCCACCTCAGTGGTTGCCAAGGCGAGGATGACGACGATGAGAACCTCGGTCACGTTCCCTTCACATTCAGGATCTGGCGCAACTCGTGGAGTATCTCGACCAGATCCTTCGCGTCTTCCATGACGACGTCGATGTCCTTGTACGCGTCAGGGATTTCGTCCACCCATTCTTCGCCGTGGCGGTACTCGATCCCTTCCATGCGCTTTGCGAGATCCTCGGGCTTGAACCGCTTGCGCGCTTCGTTCCGGGAGAATCGACGGCCGGCACCATGTGGAGCCGAGCAGAGACCGGGCTTGTTGCCCTTGCCCACAACAACGTAGGAGCGAGTTCCCATGGATCCAGGGATCACACCACGATCACCTTCGTGAGCGGAGATGGCACCCTTCCTGGTGAGCCACACCGTTTGGCCGTAATGCTGCTCTCGCTCGGTGTAGTTGTGGTGGCAATTAATCCGCTCGGATTCCTGCACGGCCTTGCCGATCCACTGCCCGAACACGTGCGCGAAGCGGTCCATCATTTCCGCACGGTTGAGGTATGCGAAACGTTGCGCCCAGCGGAGCTCGCGGATGTAGTCCCAGAATTCAGGGATTCCTTCCGGGAGGTACGCGAGGTCGCGGTTCGGGAGTTTGATGTGCCATTTCTTGCAGAGTTGCTGCGCGACCTTGATGTGCTTCTGCGCGATCTTGTTGCCGACGCCGCGGGAGCCGGAGTGCAGGAACAACCACACGCGATCCTCCTCGTCGAGGCAGAGTTCGATGAAGTGGTTTCCGCCGCCGAGCGACCCGAGCTGTTCGCGCCATTTCGGCGAGTGCGACAGGTCGACGTCGGAATCCACTGCGAGTTTTTCGAGTTCGGCGATTTTGGGTTGTGCGTACCACTTTCCGAGAGACTCGGTGAGGTTGTAGTTTCCGGGCGACAGCGGGATCGACGCTTCGATGGTCTCGCGTAGTTCGCGAAGGGTTCCGCCGTTTCCGTCGATATCCCCCTTCGTGAACTGTGTTCGGACGGCGATCATTCCGCATCCGATGTCGACTCCGACGGCCGCGGGGATCACTGCTTCGCGAGTCGGGATGACTGTGCCGACGGCAGAGCCCTTTCCGCTGTGTGCGTCAGGCATGAGGGCGACGTGCGGCCAGGCGAATGGCATGGACGCCGTTTCCGCTGCCTGCTCGAGCGTATTGTCGTCGATCTGGGATGCCCAGTTGAGGAGATTGTTTCCCACGATGGTCGGTGTCATCACTGCACTCTTTTCGTCGGCCCGAAGGCACTTCTGCGTGTTCGGGCTGGATTGATGGTCCAAAACGGGCGCTCGGGATCGGGTGGGCGTTTCGGGGGTGTGCCGGGCAGTTCCCATGAGCCGTCCGACACTGTGAACGTGCGTGAGATCCGAGTGTCGATCGCCTTGCCACCGAAATCCTCGGTCTCATCTGGTGTGAATTGGATTTCGTCAACCGTGCCAAGCTCCACCCCGTCGACGTACAGCACTCCCGTTGGCGCGCATTGCACACCGGCGCCCATATCCGTCCAGGCAGTCATCCCGCATCTCTCGGAGTGAAGAAGGCGGTCATCGGGTGCGGGGTCCACTTAATTCGCCCGTCCTCCTCCTGCTGGAAGGCGCCGGTCAGCTGCATGCAGCTGATCGCCTGGTTCAGTCCATGCTTCCGAATGACGGCCATCAGATCGAGGTGTTCAATGTCGGGCAATCCGCACAGTCGCCGCATCTCGTCATACGGGATCGTCTCTGCCAGATCACCTCTCGCGGGTGTCGCCTGTGATCGGATCCCACTCACAACGACTCCCCACAAGTCTTGGCGGGTATGAATTCCCACTCGACGAAGTCACGGCAGAACTCGGTGCCGATCGGGCCGCTCATGCCGACTCTGTATTCGCAGTCGTCGAGAGCACCCTGCTCGGCCATTGGGCTGATGCAGTCGTTGTCGAACCAGTGCTGCATCCAGCAGAGTTCGTGCGTGACTTTTGGGTGGTGGTGATCGTCGTCCCAGCTCTCGCAGTCACATCCGGGGTAGTTGTGGCAGGCGGACTCGGTGCCACCGTGGCAGGTGAATTCGATCCGTGGGTGCTCTTCGTCGCCGGTGATGGTGACTGTGTGTAGTGCCTTGGTACTCATTGCTATTCCCCTTCCACCGCTGCGCGGATGAATTCCTCTTGCAGAGCCGCGCGGATGAGTCGTGCGGCTCCCCATTGCGCTATGAGATTTCCGCCTTGTTGGAAGAGGTCACCTTGCAGCTTCTCCACCCTGGCGATCGTGGCCTCGGCCTTCGCGGCGCGCGCTTCGGCTTCGAACCGCGCCGCTTCTACTTTGCGGATCTGAGTTATGCGGATGCTGGCCCGCTTGTTTGCGGCCTTCACTCTGGCTCTGGCGCGAACATTGGCTTCCGCTGTCCGCCCGTTGGTGTGCTGCTCCACCACCAACGCCACATGCGCGGGAAACGAGTCGGCCGACATCGACTCTCCGCACGAGCACTTGACCATCTTCGTCACGCTCGTCGCCACAAACGGCTTATCGCTGAAGATTGGCGGGTACGTGAACTCCGTCCAGCGATCGCCCGACTGGTGCGCTGCGATGAGGTCGGTCAACCCCGGATCAGGCGCGGTCACGACGACACCTCGTCGGTCAGGGTGATGTAGACCCAACTCTCTTCGCACTCGTAGTCGACCGGGTGATCACCGACCGGCAATTCTTCGGGATCGAAGTCGTACTCGACCTCCATGTACCGAGTCACGCAGCCTTCGCCCTC